TGCGCCCTCCGGAATCGCCCGCTATATCGCCCGCTCTCGCGCAGCGGTCCCTTCGTCTATCGGTTAGGACGTCAGGTTTTCAACCTGAAAAGAGGGGTTCGACTCCCCTAGGGACTGCCACGCGGGATTTATTGTTTCGTCCTCTCAATGCCTTGGACGATCATTTGGCTAACCGGTTGATCGGGGTAGCCATTTCTTGTTCCCCATCCGTGTCGATCCGGGCCATCGCGGCGGTTGCTAGCCGCCTCTGATCGCGCGCCCTGATATAGGTCTCGACCTCTTTCGGGTTCTTGTGGCCGGTCACCGCCATGATCTCCGAATGAGAGCATCCAGCGTCCGCTAGGCGGGTGGCGATGCACTTCCGCAGACCGTGCGGGGAGCACTCGGGAACCCCGGCCTCCCGACAAGCGGCCTTCATCCAGTTGTAGAAGCCGGTCGCCGTATAGGCGGGTCCGTATTGCGTGGGGAGGAACAGCATCTGATCCGCCGGCACGGTCGCCAGAGAGGCCGCTAGGCGGGGGTGGATTGAGATCGTCAGCTCTGCGCCGGTCTTCTTCTGACGCACCCTGATCCCGTCTCCAGTGACCGCCTGGCGCCCCATCAAGCGCACGTCGGACGATCGCTGGCCCGTGTAGAGCAGCAGATCCATGCCGAGCCGCTGCTTCGTCCCGACCGGCCATCGCTTCTCGAACGCGGCGACTTCAGCCTCTGACCAGGTGTGATAGCCCTCGGTCTGATATTTGATCTTTTTGATCGACATGGCGGGGTTGTCGGCTCGCCAACCCCGCGACACGGCGAAGGTCAGGAACCAGCGCAGGGCCTTGATGAAGTTGTTCCGGGCCGCCTGGCCCTCCATCTGATCCCGCAGTTTCAGGATATGCTCCGCAGCGAGCCCGCGCACCGGCTTGTCGCCGTGGTCGCGTCTCAGGCGTTCCATGACGCCCCGATAGTTGCGCCGGGTGGTCTCGGCCAATGCTGACCAGTCAGCGGAGGCGTAGGCGGCCACGGCGAGGGCGCTGATGGTGCCGGGCTTCGTCCGGGCTTGGCCGATCACGAGGGCCTTGGCACCGGCCGCCGCAGCCTCATAGGCCACTGCGAATTCTGGCGAGCCGGGCAGGCCGGGCAGATAGACCGTGGCCATCCCCTTCTTGCGGAAGCGATAGCGGACCTTGCCATGTCGATCCCGCATCGGGGTGACGTTGGCGAAGCCTAGGAGTTTAAGGCCTCGTCCCATATCTGGCACGCCTTTGCGTCGTCGGGCTCGCCCACGTCGTTCGCAGGGGGTGGCACCGGATGAAGGCGGACAACGCCGCCGGGGAGAATGTCGATGGTGGGGGTCAGGCCGCGCTTGGCCAGCACGTCCAGGATGCGGTTCACCTCGTGAGCCTTAACCACGACCTTTCGGAGCGCGCGCACGTTAGGCGACCCGCTCACGGCTGATCGGCGCATCACAGTTCGCCGCCTCTCGGGAGGCGATCCAGGCGTCGATCACAGACCGGCGGGCGCAGAGAGTGGCCCCGATATAGAACATCGGGAACCGGTGCGGCACGTCCAGACGGCGGTTCATGTCGATGATCCGCGACCACTTCGCCTCGTCTCCGAAGAAATACCCGGCGATGGCTTTGGAGCCGTAGAGCACTTCGGAATGGGTCATACGGTCGGGCCAGATGTTCATGGTTTACCCCAGTGCCGCAACATGCCCTGATTTCGGGAATTCGCCAATAGGCGAGAGCCGGTTTTCCTAAGTATTTCATGGGGAATGGTGGCATTTTGAGTGTCACCACCCATCCTCCGGTTCGCGGCCGTCATGCTCGCCGCCTTCGTCGTCGCATTCGTCCTCCAGGTCGGTCTCGTGCGTGCGCCAGTAGGGCAAGGTGCGCTCCACGACAGCCTGATTTGTGTGGGTTCCGGTCTCGGGATGCGCGAGACTTGGCTCGTCGTCGCCGCCGTCTTCGAGGTCCGAATAACCGTCGATGTCGTCCAGGATGACGATAAGGCGGTCAATCAGAGCTGACAGACGGCGATGCAGCCGGGCACGCTCAACGGCGGGATGGGGGATGGGATCAGCGACAAGGTAGAGGGTCATCCGATCTTCCCCACGATCGCTGTCCCGGCCACGCCGCCCCGGTCGTAGATCGTGCAAACCCCGCCGCGCGGACCGAACCAGAAGGCAGGGGCGTCGTCGCCGGCGAGCTGGATCAGGCGAAGATCGCGGGGATCGACGCCGGCCGTGATCGCGTGATGCAGGGCTTCCGGTGCGTCGGGGTGAAGCCGGGACGCGGAGTCCCAAAGCTCTCGCCAGTCGAACGGGATTTCAGGCGTGGGTGTGCTATTCGGCGCAGCAGCCGTCATTGCGATCTCCAGTTCAGGTCGCGTGTCGGTTAGGGCCGGGCGGGAAGTTGGCGCTTCCCCTCGGCCTGACTTATTGCTAGCATTTACCACGATGACTGAGCAAGAGAAAAAGCTAGCAAAAAAGATGGGGCGACCGGCGACTGGCCAGGGCCAAACCGTTGGCGTCCGCCTCCATGAACCTGAGATCGCCGCCCTAGACGTATGGGCCGCCGCCAAAGGTCACCGTTCGCGGGCGGGTGCCGTCCGGGCCATTGTGAGAGAAAAGCTGAATGTCTGAGCTGTCCAACGCCCTCGCGGACCTCGCTGAACGGGTGAAGCTCGCCAATGTCGCGTCCGCCGAAGCCGAGCGGTCTGCCATCGAATCAGCGATGAAGGCCGGCGAGCTGCTTTGCCAGGCCAAGGCTGAGACAGCGCATGGCCAGTGGACGCCGTTTCTAGAGCGGGCCGGTGTTCACGAGCGCCAGGCGCGCCGCTTGATGCAACTGTCTCGATCCGGCCTGAAACCGGACACCGTGTCCGATTTGGGCGGGCTGAAGGCGACGCTCGAATGGATGAAGGACCGGCGGCTTCCGAAGGCCGGGGAGGTCTTGCTGGTTTCGGTGGACTATCTCAACCCGGAGCGGCGAGAGCCTATGGTCGTCGTCTGGCCTGCCATCGGTGAACCAGGCTATCACATGGGCAAGCTGTGGCCGGACGTATGCGATTCGACCCGCCGGCCTTGCATTGGTTCAGAGGCCGATGTTTGGGCGCTTGTTCATTCGGCCCTCGATCACCGGTTCGCCGAGATGACGTTTACAATAGCGCCCGACCGGCTGGATGCGATTGAGCCAAAATGGAGCGAGCTGGCGACGGCTTAGGGAGACTTGAGATGACAGACGAGCAAGCCGCCGCAACGGCCGTTAAGGTCACTATCGACAACCACCGCGACGAGGCGTGGGGCCTGGCGCAGCAATACGTCATGGATCGGCAAGCGATGACGCTGGATCGGATCAGGAGCCTCAAAGAGGCGGCCGATCTCCTGGCGTGGGCGTCAGACGGCAAGGGCGGGAATTCCTACTCGCTGGACAACGTGGGCTGAGGGAGCAAGACGATGACTGAAGACAGGACTAGCGCGGCCCGCGAGAAGGCGTCCGCGATCAAAGAAAAGCTCGACGCTATGAAGCTCGACCTCATCGACGCGGGCCATAAGCTCGCCGAAACCGGCGACGACCTGTATCTCCGCAGTGTCCAGCAGCGCCGCGAAGTGATCGAGGCGTTGGAGTATGCTCTCTCCAAGGCCCCTCCCCAGCCGGCCATGATCGGGCGGATGCGCGGCTAGAGGCGGGTGCCGCGCGGCAAGGGACGAAAAGCCGCCGCACCCTGTCGTGGTTTTTCGGGCACTCACGACTAACCCCAGCCAATCGCGCGGACATGACAACGCGCAGGGTGGCCAGCCCTATGCAGCACCGTCGTTCGGCCCCCAGTTCACCTGAGTGAGCGCGGCGTTCAGCTCGTCCGGTGCCAGGCCCGCTTCCTTGGCTTGGGCCAGGGCCTGAACGATCGTCTGGAGCGCCCGCGCGCGGCCGCCAACGTCGAAGGCTTGGACCGGCCGCATCAAGTCGATGCTGACCTCGCTCCCCAGCTTCGCGCTCGCTTCCTCAGCTAGGAGCATGGCGATCGGCTGGAGGGTCCACCCGGCAAGGTGCCGTTGCGCCTCTCTGACCAGAGGCCCTTGGGCGGCGGACGCGAACAGCCCCGGCAGGACGCCGAAAGCCCCACAGATGGCGTCACGCGCCGCGTCCAGGGTTTCCTTCGTCATGGCCCGCGACAGATCAGGCGTCACGTCGGCCGGCTTCCAGTCCGACTGAGGGACAGGCCCGCCGGCCGCAGAGACGGTCACGCTCTCGCGCATCAGCACCCGGCCGCGTTTGCCACGGAAGGCGCGTCCGACCAGATCCAGGTCGGTATCCTGACTTTCGGGGAAGGGCACGATTTGAGAGCCCAGCGGGGCGTTCTCGAAGACCTCAGACAGGGCGCTCTCGACCGAATGCAACAGACCGGCCGTCAGGCTGGCCCGCTTCAGCGGCGCGGTGCCGAGCCAAGGGGCCGCCGGGTCGGAGCCGATGCGGAGGTGAAGCACCTCGCCAGCGAGAGCGGTTTCCGTGGTGCCGCCGCCGGCCTCGGAGATGCTGACACGATAGGCGCGAGGAACGCCGTCACGAGTGGACAAGTCCCAATCGGAGCACGGGACCAGGCCGGTTTCCCGGATCAGGAACAGGGCCTCGCCGCGAAGCGCCACAGACCGGGCAATGAGCGCCAGGGAACGCCGGTCCAGAATGTCCGTGCCCTCGACATCGGCAAGGGCGAAACAGCCCTCCCATAGGCTGATACAGCTCTGCGCCGTGGCGGTTAGTTCGGCCAGGCCACGGCGGCCGCTGATATAGCTTTCGCGCGCTGCGATGATCTCCGCCGTGAAGCCGGACGCGGAGGCCCGCCGTTCAAGCGGCACGTGTGCCGGTTGAAACCGGTTCAGAAGCCATCCCAGCATCATGCTCTCCTGTAGCGGCGCAGCAGGTCGGCCGCCCCGCTGTTCACCATTGCTCGCGCCATCCATTCGGCGGATCGGTTGTGTGACTTGCTGATCGACCCGGCGGACACGCTCTCTGAGGTCGCCCCGGGTGTGCCGGGCTTCGCGGCCATGTATTCGGCGAGACGGCGGAAGGCCTCCAGGACGGCGGCGGGCGCGTCGGTTTCATCGTCGCCAACAGTGCCGGCGAGTCGGTAGGGGCCGCAGCCGGGGAGGTAGTAACCGCCAAGCGGGGAGGGCGACAGGGTGGCCGCTTCCCAGCTCTCACCGGTCCAGATTTCGGTTGTCGTGACAATGGCCGGGGCCAGCGGGGCGCTCCACAGTCCAGGGCCTTCCACAACCCATTCGACGGTGCGCTCGCTCCAGCGCCAAGCGGTATAGGCTTCGATCCGCTGCCAGATGAAATCCGCGTTCAGCGCCCCCGCCGCTGTCGAGAGTCCGTCCGTGATGGGGGGATAGCTCGCCGGGTCACCCTCGACTTGTTTCAGGGTCATCGTCATCTCAGACCCTCCAGCGGTTCATGACGCGCTGGACGCCAGAGCCGTGAGCGGCCGGAACCAGGACGCCGCCGCTCGTGGGGGTCCAGCTTCGCGATTCCTCGCCTTCGTCTTCTTCGGCCTCCAGCGCGGCCTCCAGATAGGCGGCGGCGGTGACGACAGACAGCTCGAACAAGAGGGCCTGAAAGATGGTGCGGATCAGCGCGAACCCTTCGGCCGGGTCTTCTTCGTCGACTCGTTCGGCGTTCGGCACGGCCCGCCGGGGCGGAATGCGGAAACCTGGCGACAGGCCCCGGATCAGGCCGGCGCCATAGCCCGCGAAGAAATCTCGGACCCAACTGGCCTCCTGCAGTTCTTCGGTGATGATCGCCTCGAATGAGAGGGCGTCATCGTCATCTGCGAGCGACAGTGTTCCGGCCCCGCGGCTGGCGAGGGGCTTGCCGTAGTCGTGTCCGACCAGGAGGCGAATATCGACCTCCTGGCGAACCACGTTGTAGGCGAAGGCGCGCGGGGCAAAGACTTCCTTGCGCGGCTTGCCGGTGCGACCCCCATCACTGAGGGTCGCCCGCTTGTTGTAGGGGAAGCGGCCCTTCACCCGCCGTTTCCGGCTTCGTGCGGCGCGTTCCTCCAGGACGAGTTCCCCGTCGCAGAAGCCGGTCAGCATCTTAGGCCGAGCCCAGCGTCAGACCGGCGATCAGCTCCAACTGCGCCGGCCGGGCCACGGTCACATCAACCGTGGTCAGGGCGGTCAGGCGAAGGCCGCCGGATTGAGCATCGGAGTAGGGGTCACGGATCAGATCCACGCCGCCCCAAGTGCCGACAAAGATCGGGGCGACGCCGCCCGCGTTCGTGGTCAGCAGGGATTGCGTTTCCAGCGGCTCGCCGGTCGGGGCCGCCAAGGCGTTCGACGACATGGCGATGTTGGCCGCCGGGATGTTGCGGGTCATCCGCTCCCATTGCGTCAGGTGAAGCGCCTCGATGACCGAACCGTCCAGGACGGCCCAGGTCTCCGGCCGGATCAGGACACGTAGGGCACCCGGCGCGCTCGCCGCGTTGCCGTTCATGAACCGCACCACGGCGTCCCGGAAGGCGGCCCAGCTCACCAGTTCGTCAACGTCGGTGCTCGTGATGCCGTAAGTCGCCGCGCCGGTGATCACGCCGAGCGGCTGGCCATTGGCCCCGGAGCCGAGGAAAATCGCCTTGTCGAGTTCGACGGCAATCGCGCCGTTCATGTCCCGGCGAACCGCTTGCTCCAGGGCGTCGCCCGACTGCTTCAGAGCCTTGCGGGTGATCCGCATCTGAATGCCGAGGTTGTGTTCCGGCTTCAGGGCGCGGTCGGTCGTGGCGAAGACGGACGGGCCGGCGACGGCGGCGGTTTCACCGTTCGCCCATCCGGCCGTGACGCTGGACGTGACCACCGGCCATTCGACCGCGCCGCTGTCGATGTTGATCATCTGAGCGCCCATCCGGGCGGCCACGCTGTCGGGGAACAGGCGGTCGATGATCGGGCGGGTCTGGATAGGGTCAGGCGTCCCACTGGCGATCGTCTCGCCGGCGCGAACCTCCAGGGCCTGCCACGGCACCGGAACGCCGCGATAGCCGCCCTTGGAGCGCATTTCCTGGACGATCTCAGCCGTTGCCCCTTCAAGAGGGCGGCCTTCGTCCAGGGCCAGCGCGACCTGGCGCATCTCGAATTTGCCGATCAGGTCCGCATATTCGCGGTCCGACCGGGTTTCCAGTTCGCCCTTGGCTTCCTGGCGTTCTTCGTTTTCGACGATAAGGGCCGCCCGGTATCGGGTCTCATTGGACCGATACTCGTTGTCCAGCTCATTGAGCTGGCGGACTTCATCTTCGGCCGGGGATTCCTTCCCGACCAGGCCGGCGAGGGCCTGTCTGATTTCCGACTGGCGTCGGCTGATTTTCACGGAGTCGAGCATAGGGGGGTGCCTTTCATGGGTTTGGCGAGTTCACGCACGAGGTCACGCCACGCCTGGCGCTTGGGGTCGATCACGTCCAAACCCACCTCGATCCGCGTCTTGCGGGAGTGGCAGGGGACGCACAGCGTCTGGAGATTGGTCAGGTCGTAAGCGAGGTCCGGGTGCGTCCTGATCGGTTGGATATGATCCACCTCCAGGTCACCCACGGCGCGACACGACACGCACTTGAAGCCGTCCCGGCGCTTGGCCAGGAGCCGAACGGCCTTCCACCGGGGCGACCGATAGATGGCGGCCCCGGCGCGGGTGTATTTCCTCAGGCCCATAGCGGAGCCCTCGCAGGCTTGATCGGGCGCGCGGTCTGGCGAGCCCCCTCAGCAATGGCCAGGACGGCGGCGCTCGCCGCGTCGATGCGGCCCGTCGATCGGGCTTTGGCCAGCTTCAGATTGTTGGCGGGGTCTCGCAGCACCACGGCGTCCGCGAAGGCAGAGCGCAGCAGCAGGGACGGGAGGGACTTCACCTTGCCGTCGAACACGGCCCGGCGGAACCGCTCGCAATCCTCGCCGCCGTCGCGGAAGCCTTGGCCTCGCCAGATGATCGGCACCCGGATAGCGGCTCGGTCTAAAGCCTCGCCGATTTCGGCCTGCTTATACCGGTCGGCCGTGATGGCGCTGATCCGCTCCCCGGCGACATGGGCGATGACCTCGCCCAACCAGGCGGACACCGGCACCGTCTTCTCCCCAAGGGTCGAAAGCTCGCCGCGCCGCTGCATCTCGCAGTATCGGTCACCCACGCCGTCGCCCTGGCCTCGTGGCAGGAGGGCCGGTTGCGAGGGGAAGGTGCCGAGGCATTCCAGCCGGCACGTCTCAGGCCAGTAGAAGGCGGCGGCCGACATTGAGGCGGACCCGCCAAGGTCGATCCCGATCACCACCGGGCCGGATCGCGGCGGCAGTTCGCCGGCCTCGCAGGCCAGCCATTCGTCGGTCGAGATCAGCACGTCCCGGTCCTCGCCAGAGACGCGCTGATTGAGGTTGTAGAGACGCCAGGTCGTCAGGGCGGACCCGCCCCGTTCAACCGCTCGCCGGGCTTGCGCCTGAAGCCACTCCAGGCTGGCGCCCACGCCATGCTCTGCGCCAGGGTTGGCCTTGCGGATTTGCTCTAGGTCGTCAGGGGAGCACCCGTCATCGGCCCGGTGCTCTTGCCGGTAGACGCCCGGCTGATCCTCATCCAGCCACTTGCTGAAGGGATGCGCGTCGTCAGGTGCGGAGGTGCTGATAAGCAGCATCCGGCCGCCCCGCTTGCCGAGGCCCGAGAGCAGGGCGTGCTCCAGCTCGTTACCCTTGGCCAGATCCCAGTTTCCGCGCTCGTCACAGATGACGAGGGAGGGGGAGGTGCCCAGCGCGTTCTTGCCGTCAGCCGCCAGCACCCGGATCAGGTGCGGGCCGGTCTCGTCTTCGTATTCGATCTCCAGCCGGGGAGCCCGGCGGAAGGTGAGCCGCTTCTGAACGTCGTCGGGAAGGGACCGGGCCAGGCCCGCCACATAGTCCCATACGACCCGGCCCTGATCGCGGGTTCGGGCTCCGATCAGGCATTCCCGGCGGGGCTGAGGGTCGATCTCGCCTAGCAGATGGCCCAGCGCGACGCCGGCCGTGAGCGCGGACTTGCCGCCGCCCCGTGCCACAGACAGGACGCCGATCGTGATGCCCTTCGCCAGGGAGCCCTTGAGGAACCGCTTCTGATAGGGGGCCAGCTTGATCCGCTTGCCGCAGAGGGCGCCGGTCGGAACCTCCAGGGCCTCGATGAACCGGATGGCCGCCGCCGTCATGGCTGCCCCCGATCTGCGAGCGCGAAGGCAAAACCCCGCCCCCCCGAAAACCCCCCCACCCAAAAGTCCGGGCATTGGGACCAGATCGCGGTCATCGGCGCGCCTGGATTTCGTAGAGCGCGCCCGATGCGTCGCGCTTCACTGCGAGGATCGAATAGACCAGCCCGTTGGCGATCACGCTGTGGCTCGTGGTCGGCTCAATGTCGATGCTGGGGGTCAGCACCATGATCTTCAGGTCCGACGACGCGATGCGTGTCCCGTCCACCTGATCGTCGTCATAGGACTCGGGCCAGCCCTGGCACGGATGATACGCGAAGGTCGGGGGCTCGGGGTCATAGGACGGACCGCCGCCGGGGATGGTCACCCGGATGGTGACGACCGTAGGGATACGGGCGACGCCAAGCGCCTCCGCTACCTCGTCGGCTAGCTCACCTTCCAGGATGGACGACATTCAACCTCGCAGCACACGCGAGGCATTGTCCGTCTATTCGCCGCGATAGGTAGGCCGACACGGCGAGGTTAGGCAGATCATGGCAATAGACGCCTGACCCACTCCGATCGGCCGCCAAAATTTTGGATTAGGCCCATTTGCGAGGCGTTATCAGGGGGCCGCGCGGGTTTGGTCGTGATTAAGGGTCGGGGGAGGGCGGCCGGTCGGGTCATCGGACCCGCCGACACGCCAAATCGGACACCGTGTCCGGGGTCAGGCGTTGGTTGAGGAGGGGAGAGATGGTCCCGTCCCCGGACCCCCTCCCATGGTAGACTATATGTGTCCCATCACGAGGGACTGTGAGGCCCCGCCCAAAACCCCGCGCTACGGCACGACAGTCGCATCCGGTGCGACCGTAGGGGCTAGGCTGTCTCACCACGTGCGACTGTGCGCTCACACGGTGCGACTGTTGTTTGGATTTAGGCGGCGGCCTTGATCGCTGGCTTTGCCCGCTCGATGTCGTTGGCTGGCTTGGGCGCGGTTGCCCGGCCGGTGTCCATCTCGGGGCGCCACTGAGCAAAGGCGTTAGAGGCGCGTTGATGGGTTCGGTCGCAACGAACGTGCGTCAGTCGCCACTCTGTCGCCACCCTGTCTTTGCGGCTGAATGCGCTGGCCTGAGCCGACTCGATGAAGCCGCGCTGAATGAGGTTCCAAAGGCACTGATTGGCCTTGTTCGGCGACATGCCGGCGCGCTCCGCAGCCGCTCGCACGCCAAGCCCGATGAAGCCGTTGTTACCGCCGTTGTAGATGGCGAGGATCTCCAGATAGACAGCCTTGTCGTAGGGCGAGAGGCTTTTCCAGGCGGCCGTCCCCATCATGAAATGGGTGATCCGAAGGTGGCGAGCTTCCTTGGTCGACCGGCCCTTGCTGTCGTGACCTCTCATGCACTGAGCCCCATGGTGAGCTGCCACATGGCGGCCCGGATTGCCCCCTCGAGCTGCGAGCATTCCCGGTCGATCACGATCGGGTCTATGCCGATGCGGGTCAGGCGGTCACGCTGCTGCTGAACGCTGCGCTTGACCTGGCGCTCACAGGATTCGGGTTTCATCGAAAGCGCGTGCTGGGCCTGTCGCCAGACGAGGCCCTTGCGTCGGATCAGGGGGAAGGGGATCACCGCTGCCATGATTCGACCCTAGCGCAGAATGACCGTGAACGAAACCGCAACGCAGCGCGGTGCCGAATAGGGCTCGAAGGGGTTAGCCATCGCATCAGAAAGCCTTTCCAAATCAATCTGGCCTTTTGGTAGGTTATCCATCGCAGACCATTGATGTTGCGGGGTAAGGGCAGAACCCTAGGGACTGCCACGCGGGGCTCCTCCGACATCGCCATTCACGCGGCCTGTGTACGGTCGCGACTTTTGCGCCGTGATCGAAAACGGCCTAGCTGAGTTCGGTTCTCAAGGGTTGCTCTCCCGA